CTTCAATGCAGCCTTACGGGGACTCTTGCAGCTTTGAATGCTGCTGTGAAGCTCTACTATTCCGGACAATAAAACTCCGGGGTACTGAGTAACATCCTCATAGGCCTACGGGCCTAGCTAACTCTAGGAGATGAGCCATGTCAATCCGTCGTAGACTCAAAGATCGCCGTAAAACGCTTAAAAGGTTCGAGAACGCCTCAGACTTCACTGTCTACCTTACCAATAATCTAGGTAAGCTAGAGCGTGTTTTCATTGGCCTCTGGATCCTTTCAGCGCTTATGGTTATCTTCGTCTTGATGGTTGGGATAGCTCTATTTACTCCTTAGGAGGCACTCATGTCCTACTCTAAACTGACTTACGAAAGGCTTAGAATCGATAGATTCACTGCCAATCGCTATCTTGACTCTCAACCAGATGCTGCGGGTCACAAGATTGTAATTTGTGCTCACAGCATGGAGGGTAACCTTCTTCCTAACTGGAGGAAGATTATCTCTTCGGGTGGAAATGCCACGACAGTTTTTAGTGGATATGAGAATACGATTCAAGTGGACTATGTCGATATGAGCTATTCGCTCTATTGGGCATCGGCATTTGAACCGTGGAAATGGGTGCACTACCGTGGTAGGGATAACAGTTTCGCCAATTGGTTTAACTTGGATCCCTTTGCGGAGTTTACAGCCATTCCAGGCCTTGTTAGCAAAGCACGCGACCGCGCCATCAAAGCGCTGTACCAGGAACTCTGGAAGGCCCACCATCAAGTTCAGGGTGGGGTTGTCCTTGGAGAACTTGGAAAAACAGCGAAAATGATGGCTGGAACTGCTGGTAACCTACGGCGAGGCGTCTTTGACTACATTTCCAAAGCGGTAGGTATACGCAAAGGAAAAGGGTCTCAGAAATCTCGTCGCAAGGCAATAGCAGATTCCTACCTTGAGGCAGTCTTTGGTTGGCAACCGCTAATCATGGACTGCAAAGACCTCGCCAAGACATTAGGCCGACTCATTCACGAAAGTGATAGAGTTCGGTTTCGTGCCTTTGGCGTGGAAGCCAAACAAGTGGCTCAGGCAGCTTCTACGGTGAGCTTTGGCGGTATGTTTGTCAATCAAACAACGATTGACACAGCAGAGGTCAAAGCAATCTATAGAGGCTTCCTTCAAGGTCCTAAGTATGAGGCTGGGTCGCCGCCATTGGAACGTATAGTTTCAATGTCGGGTTTTGACCTAAGGAGTTTTGTTCCCACAGTGTGGGAGCTTATTCCTTACTCATTCCTCGTCGATTATTTTACCAATATCGGCGATGCCCTACAGGCACTTATGACAGACACGTCCGGCGTAACTGGTCTGTGGTATACTGAGATCAAGGAGTCCCAGAGGGATATAAATCTATCTCCCGACCTGGAACGCTCTAAGGCTCAGATACTACACGATTACAGTGGCGCCGGTGAAAAAGTGGCTGACTTAAATGTCTCGGGAAAAAGCGGCGGGTTCACGCAAAAAACGCGAACCGTTAACCGTTCTCCGTCCGGGGTACCCTTGTTGCTGCCTCGGTTTACAGGAGTAGAGGACATCTCTGTTAAGCAGTTTATTAACATAGGTGCCTTGCTCATGAGTAAAACGGGTTAGACCATTTGAGGAATCCTCCTCACGTGGAATTGCGCTAACTTTGCATAAAGGAGTTCGACTATGTCGTTCTCACTTACATCACCCATAACGGGCGGTGCTCAGACGGGATTCACCTCACCAACTTACACGCATGTTGCCGATGTGGCACCAGACGTGAACGGAAGGCAGGTTGCAGTCACCGCTCTGGGAGGTACGCAAGTTGGAGCCACGGTTCACACCGTTGCGTCACCTTTTACGGTGACGATCGTCAGGCCAAAGAGCTTCAAAACTCTGAGTCCTGTCGTTCCCAACACTGGCCTGTTGCCGAGCGTTCCGAAGAACAGCTGGAAGATTATCGTCCGTAAGGGCGTTACTCCTCTGGCTGGTCAGCCGGCTTCAGTCATGCTCATCAAGATTGAAATTGATGTGCCTGCTGGAGCCGATACTGCAGATGCGCCGAATATCCGTGCGGCCCTTTCGGCCGCCATTGGTGCACTTAACCAGCAATCTGCTGGATTGGGTGATACCATGGTATCTGGCGTACTGTAGACGGTCAAGCTCTTCAACAGCTAAGTACCTTCCGGAGGTTTTATGCGCGATTGCGAAAAACTACGTAAGGCCCTGCTTTCTGATCTGAAAGTGCAAGAGCATATGCTTACATCAGATATGACAATTGCATCCGCTAGAAGTTTGTGGCTCCAAAACTCATTTTGGAAGAAGTTTCAAGATGAGCAAGGGGACTCTGCAGACTCAAAGTGCTTGGAGCTCTTTAAAAAGAGCAACAGACACTGCGAATCTTTCGAGTTAAATCCACAGACAACTCAAGACGATGAAATTATCGGAGAGGTAAGATCGCTCTGGTTCGACATCGTTGGAAACGGACCCGAGTCTAACATCTCGTTGTCGGATATTCTTGACAACTGGGGTGTTGGTCCCGGCGCTAGTGTTGGAGCTCGTTCGGAGAATTTTTATACAAAACTCTTCGATGGGCCCCTCACTGGTACATCAGAACGGTTGTACCGGTACTACCGGTATTCTATACTTGCTCACCCAACGCATTTTAGCGCAGAGGTGAAGCGCGACAAACGTTATGGGTACAGTATAGAAGTGGGTAACCGTCTTTCTTATGTTCCGAAGACGTCTGAAGTTTCGAGAAGTATCTGTACCGAACCTACTTTGAATATGTACTTTCAAAA